AAATTAGCAATTAAAAAATCATTTACAACTGAGTAAGGAACTTCATATACAATTAGTTCTTTATGTTTATTAGAAAACTCTTTTAAAATAGTTCCCTCTAACATATGCCCCCAATGTGTTAGTTCATTACCTTTGAAATTGCTGCCTTCTGTTTTATCTACATAAACATCAACTATTGATTTATAAGGATTTACTCCAATTATTGCCCCTATGTCACTTCCACCTATTCTTTTTGCTCTAAGTTCATGCCAATCATCTTCATTATCATAACCAAGAACTTTTGTATTTTCAGTATTTGCTGTTACAGAAGTTTCAAACTCTTCTTTTGTCATTTCTATTACTTCTGATTTAGTAACACTTATTAATTGTTCTAAATCTGCTTTGTTTAATTTACTATATCCTACTAGCCCTAAACTTTTTGCTTCTTCTTTTAATTCTTTAACTGTCATTTTTTATCACTCCTTGAATTTTTTAAAAATTTGATATATAATTCAAGCAAGTAGATTAACTACTTACTTTTAACCTAAACATCTAATAAACTTTGGTTGGTGCTATTAGATGTTTTTATTTTTTTATAACTTTTCCCTGCTAAAAAGTTCAACCAATGTGGTTTTATTATTAAATATTTCCCCCTTTCCTTTTCTTGATCTTTTATATAGATACAACCTGGAACCTCATTAGCTCTAATTAAACTGTATACATCGTCTTTGTTAAGTTCTCCTCCTGATAATGCCACAGCTTCATCTACTGTTATCTTGTAATTTGGCATTTTGCACCTCTCTAAAATAATTCTTTAATTTCTTCTACCAAGTCTTTTAACACATTTAAAAACCATATGGCTTTATACTTTATGATGTTAATAATGCTAGCTTTTCTGAACTTTTTATTTTTCATTGTTAACCTCCATCTTTTTATAAACTTCCATTACTGATACTACATCTTTTAATTTTGCAGTAGCGGGAAATGGTATTATTTTTATTAATCTCAAAAATTCATTTCTATGTATTCCCATTTTTTCCCTCCTTTAATATTTAATTCCTTTCTTTGTTTCTTGATTTTCTCCTAATAAAAAGATATAATTTTGTAAATTATTTTTTTATTGGGAGGTTTAAATTATGGATTATCTTAGATTGTTAGAAATATCTGCACCTTTAATATTTTCATATTTTATGTATTCTAAAACTCTCAAGAATGATGAGAAGAAAAAACGTTTAGAATACAATATTCAATTAATGAATGAAAAACTTGATAATTTATATATCCCTATTTACATATCGCATACAACAAATATTCTTACCAGAGAAAAATTTGTTATACTGAAAGTAGATTGTGGAGATATATCTTACTACTTTGAAACTTTTTATAATATGGATAAAATTCTTAGTAAAAATATTAAATATCTTTCAAAAGAAATCAAATCATTATTTATAGAATTTCATGCTTATATTATTAATCGGATTACAGTAGAAATTTCTGAAAATTCTAATGCAGGATTTTTAACATCTGATAAAATATATGAAACTCATTTTGATTTATTGAATAAAACTTACCTTAAAATTTATCAATCACTTATGACAGAATATAAAGATATATGCCATAAATTAAAATTACCAGAACCAGTAGAAAAATTCGATTAAATCCTTTTTGTTTTCCTGCTAAATATGATAGTGTTCCCATTAATAAAGTAAAAAATATTAAAAATAAAATTCTTCTCATAGATCACTCTCTCTTTCTTTTTTTAATTTTGTTTCATATTTGGGACTAATTAGTTAAAAAAAATTTCCTTAATATTCTCAATTTCTAATATCTCTATTAGTTTTTTAGCTTCATCAATATCAAATTTTGCTCTTCCATTTAATTTTGCATTAAAGGATTGTACTGACAAATTGAGTTTTTTAGCTAAATCTGTCTGTGTTTTTCCTTTTTCAGCAATTTTTCCTTTTAATTTTAATATATCCAAATTCTCACCTCCATTTTTGTCCCTTATATGAAACAAGTATAAATCATAAATTTTATTTTGTCAACCCATTTTTGAAATTTTTTTTTATTTTTTTTAAAATTTTGTTGCAAATATGAAAAAATAATTATATAATTAATTATAAAATTTATATGAGGAGGTAGTAAAATGCCTTATGAAATAAAAGATATAGTAAAAATTATAAAAAATAAGAGAGATGAATTAAATTTATCTTTGAGAGATTTATCTTCGAAAACTGGAATAAGTTCTTCTACACTACAAAGATATGAAACAATGGAAACTAATATGCCTATTGATAAATTTCAAATAATATGTGATGTTCTGGGTTTAGAAGCTGATAAATTATTATCAAACAAAAATTATAGTTCACAAAAAAAAGAAAATAATATTTTTTCTCAATTAACAGATGAAGAATTAGCAAAATTAGAAAAATTTAAAAATATGTCTACTGTTATGTTTATGAATGAAGGGAACGATATTTCTGATGAAGATAAAGAAACTTTAGCAACAGCTTATGCAGAAGTATTAATTTCACAAAGGAAGAAGTGATGCGTAATGACTACAAAGTCTATAATAAATGCTGCTCTAAAACTTCGTAAAGAATATGGTAATATATATAATTTAATAAAAGATAAAGGGATTATATTAAAATATGTAGATTTAGATAGTAGTATTAGGGGTTTATCAGTTGATAATGTTATTTTTATTAATTCAAGTATTTCAAATTTTGAAAAAGACTTTGTTATAGCTCATGAAGTTGGGCATTATGAATTTCATGATGATTCTATAAGACAGTTTAGTAAGATTGAAGCTTTTAAAGGTTCAAGAGAAGAAACACAAGCAAATTTATTTGCCACTATATTTTTACAAGCTAAATATAAAGATTGTGATAATGATAATGAAATACAAAAAATTATAAATTATATTTGGTGTAACTATTTAAACAATTTTAAACATTTTAAATAAAAAGGGAGATGGGGTTTATGGATTTAAAAGATAATATTGAAGAGTTATCTAAGAAAATTGAAAAATACAAAGATAGAGTAACAAATGAAGAAATGACTAAAACTGTATTTGTTTTACCTTTCTTTGATATGCTTGGATATGATACTAGAAATCCTTTTGAATTTCATGCAGAATTTACAGCAGATATTGCAGATGCAAAAGGGGAAAAAGTTGATTATGCAATTTTAATTGATGATGTTCCAAGAATATTAGTTGAATGTAAAGATTGTAATAATACACTTGAAAATTGTGATAAACAATTAACTCGTTATTTCAATGTTACACCAGCTAAAATTGGAGTTTTAACAAATGGTATTGTTTATAAATTTTATACTGATTTAGAAAAGCCTAATATGATGGATGAAAAGCCATTTTTAGAAATAAATATTTTAAAAATTAAAGATTATCAAATAAATGAATTAAAGAAATTTGCTAGAAATACATTTGATTTAGATAATATTTTAAATAGTGCTGAGGAACTAAAATATTCAAATGCTATTAAAAAGCTTTTAAAATCTGAGTTTGATAATCCGACTGAAAACTTTATATCTTATATTTTAAATGAAATATATGATGGTGTTAAAACACAAAAAGTAAAAGATAGATTTACTAATACAATTAAAAAATCTATAAATGAATTTTTAAATGATATTGTTAGAACAAAATTAGAGGGAGCTTTGGAAGTAAATAAAGCTGTTGAAAAGCAAATTGAATTTCCTCAAGAAATAGTTGAAGAAATAACAGAAGTTGAAGCTGGTCCTATAACTACTGATGAAGAATTACAAGGTTTTTCTGTAGTCAAAGCATTGTTATATGAAACTATAGAACTTGATAGAATAACATATAGAGATACTTTAAATTATTTTTCAATAACTATTGATGATAAAGTAACAAAATGGATTTGTAGATTATATTTCAATGGTTCTACTAAATTTATTAGATTTCCTGAAATCGATAAAGAAGGAAATAAAACTGATAGAGGTCCTAAAATTCTAATAAATTCTATAAATGATTTATATAATTTTAAAGACAAGTTAATTGAAGCTGTTAAAATGTATGATTAATAAATAAGAGAGGTGATTAAGATATCTAAATTATATAAAGTTATAAAACTATTATCAGATAATTCCTTAATTGTAGACTATGGAAAAAATGATGGAGCATACGAAGGAGATGAGTTAAGAATTTTTACACCTGGTGAAGATATTATTTTTCAAGGGACTAACTACGGAACTTTAGATTTGATAAAAACAGATATAGAAGTTGTATCAGTATTTCCAAAATTTTCAGTATGCCAAAAAATAGATAGAAAAACTGTAAATGCCCTTGGTCTAACTAATTATCTTACTAGAGAAATTGAGGAAGTTCAAAAGCTAAATCTGAATAAAGAAGAAATATCAAACATTTTTTACAAAGATAAAACTCCTATTAAGTTAGGAGACTTTGTTAAAATTTTAAAATAAAATATCTTGAAAAAATATAAAAATTATGTTACCATAAATGAACTAAGATTACTTTGCCGCTACTAAGGGTAGGCACTATTATAGTGTTAAGGCTATCGTCCAGTACATTTAGGTGTACTGGATTTTTATTTTTAGGAGGAGTTTTAATGCCTTATGATAAACCTTTTAAAACTTATGATGAACAACATCAGAAATTGGTTTCAGATTATAAAATATATTCTATTGATAAAGATTCTGAAATAGAAACTCTCAAGACATTTTCTTATTATAATATTATTAATGGATATAAAGAAATATTTATCAGTAATGGGATTTTTAAAAATGGAGTTACTATTTCAAATATAATTGAACTCTCTATTCATGAAAAATATTTTCTTACAACTTTATTTAAATATAGTACTTATGTTGAAGAATTTTTTAAAGTAAAGTTAGCATATTCAATTGGTAAAAATAATACAGAATATCATATGGAGTATTTAAAAGATAAATATTATGCTATTCCTAAAAAAAGAAGAGCTAAATTTATAAGTACTGTTGATAAAATTAAAAAGTCTTTTAATACCAAAGACCAACCAACAAAACATTATATGGATAACCATAACCATACTCCACCATGGATTTTATTTAAAAATGTATATTTTAACAATGTTATTGATTTATTTACATTTTTAAAACCCTCTATGGAAAAAGAAGTTTTGGATGATTATAGCTTATTTGCCAACCTTAATGTAGGTCTTAATTTGAAATCTAAAAATTTCAAAAAAATGTTAACTATAGTTAGGAAATTTAGAAATAAAATTGCTCATAATGCAAAAGTTTTTAATTATAGGGTGGAACTTGATGATGAAATCATTCATCATGAGATACAAGGAATCCTACCAGCTTATTTTTTAAGTTTTAAAGATATAAAAAATGGAATTGGGCGAATAGATTTATTTGCAATGATATTCTCTATTATAGTATTATTAGACAATAAACTTATAAGATATTTATTTTTACAGGAATTAAAAAATTCTATTATAGGTATAAAGCAAAGTATATATGGAAATAAATATTTAAGTTTAGCAAATTTGCCTTTAGATATCGAAAAGAGAATAGATTCTATGATTAATTTTTTTAAAATAAAAATATAATGTAAAAACCTCTCAACTGCTACCAACAGATGAAAGGCTTTTTAAGAGTGTGATCCTCTTCTATAATGTCTATTTAGATTATATCACACTCTATTTAAGTGCGTCAATAATAATGAGAAGGAGTGTGATTTAATGGCTAAAAAATCGAATGGTGAGGGGAGTATTATAACCACAACTCTTAATGGTAAACCATATTATAAAGCTTCTGTGACAATAGGTTTTGATAGCTCAGGTAAACAGATTAAAAAGAGTTTTGGTAGTTATAAAAAATCAGTAGTATTAGAAAAAATGGATAAAGCTAAATATGAGGCAAAAAATAATATCTCATCTAATTCAAATATAACTTTTGGGAATTTATTTAAAGACTGGATTTTTAATTTTAAAAAAATGGACGTTAGTGATAACACTTTTAGTGTGTATGAAACAACATATAGGTTAAGACTTAAAGATTTTAATATAGCTAATAAGAGAGCAAATCAAATAACCTTGAGTGATTTACAAGCATATTTTAATGAGTTACAAGAAAAGTTTACTGCAGGTCAAATTAAGAGAACATATATACATATTCATTCTTGTATAAAATTTGCCATCTTTCAAGGTATTATGGTTAGAGATTATTGTGGAGGCATAATTTTACAAGAGGAAAAGAA